GCGCGCTGCTACGTCTTCGCCACCTCGTGGCGCAACCCGGTCGAGGATGAAGAGCCGATCGTCTGCGGTCTGTTCGGCAAGACGCGACTCGAAGACGACCGCTACACGATCGACGGCCTGTCGCTGATCGATGTCCTCTCGCAGTCGGTCGGGCTGGTTTATCAGGCCGCCTGCCCGAAGGTCTTTCTCTCGCAGGGCTTCGCCGGCTGTTTGGTGCCGGTGGCCCCGAACACCGTCACCGGCACGCTGACGCAGGTGACAAGCGCGCGCGTCTTCCGCGATTCCACACGCAGCGAGGCAGCCGATACCTTCGGCGCCGGCCTCGTCCGCTTTACCTCGGGCGCGCTGGCTGGGGGCAAGGGGCAGGAGATCGCCAGCCACCTCGCCGACGGCACGCTCGAAACCTTTGAGGCGTTCCCGCAGGCGCCGGCGGTCGGTGACGCCTACGAGTTGCAGCGCGGCTGTCGCAAGCGGCCGCAGGATTGCGAGTCCCGGTTAGGGAACTCTGGTCTGTTCAACAACATCGTCAACTTTGGTGGCGATTGTTGGGTGCCGACCTCGGCTACCTACGCTCAGCGGGGCAAGCGATGATCGAGCCCGCGCCGATCATTGCCATTGCCCGCACCTGCCTTGGGGCGCCTTATCGTCACCAGGGGCGCGACCCGCGCACGGGGCTGGATTGTGCTGGTCTGATCGCCTACCTCGCGCACACCCTCGGCCTGCCGGTCATTGACCGGCACGACTACCCGCGCACTGCGGTTGACAACACTCTTGAGCGGGCCTTCGACGCGCAACCGTGCCTGCAGCGCAACGACCCGCCGGCGAGCGCGCCCGGCCGAGTGTTGATCCTGCGCCGGGCACTGCGCCCGCAGCACGTGCTGCTGTGCGTGACCAACGAGATTGTCCTCCACGCCGACGAGGGCGCCGGCCGTGTCATTGAGCATGTGATGCCGAATCGCTGGCGACATCGGCTGGTCGCCAGCTACACCTTTGTCGAGGCAACATGAGCACGCCTTCACAACTGATCGGTGGCGTTGTCGGGGCGCTGATCGGCGGCTTTGCCCTGCCCGGAGCCGGTTTTGCGATCGGCGCACAGCTCGGCATGACCCTGGGTGGTCTGTTCGATCCGCCGAAACGGGTCGACGGGCCGCGCCTTTCCGATCTCTCGCTACAAACTTCGACGCTCGGTGTTGGGATTCCACGCGGCTATGGCACCTGGCCGGTCACCGGCAATGTCTTCTGGCTCGAAAACAACCGGCTCAAGGAAGTGCGCACGAGCAAGAAGACCGGCGGCAAGGGCGGTCCCAAAGTCGTCACCCGTTCCTACAGCTATTACGCGACCTTCGCCGTCGGCCTTGCCGACTGCCGCGCCAGCGGGCCAATCGCCGGCGTGCGCCGCATCTGGCTCGGCCCCGACCTGTGGTACGACGCCGGTAGCGATGACCCCGGCACGATCGCCGCCAGCAATCAGGCCGCCGAGCACTTCGTCCTCTACCCCGGCAGCGCCACCCAGGACCCGGACCCGCGCATTCAGTCCGACCTCGGCGTCAACCACGCGCCCGCCTGGCGCGGGCGCGCCTACCTAGTCTTCTACGACCTGCCGCTCGCCAATTACGGCAACACGCTGGCCGCCCTGCAGGTCAAGGTCGAAGTCGTTCAACTCGGCGAAACGTTTGACTACCCCTACACGGCGGTTCAGTTGCCGGCTGCCGGCGGTTTCTACGGATCGGCGTACGCCTCCGCCAGCCGCACTTTCTGCGCCGTCTCGCTTGACCCCTCCTACCTCAAGGTGGCGATCTCGACCGATAGCGGCCTCTCGTGGTCGATCCACGACCGTCCCGGATCGTCGAACAGCGGCGAAATCGCCAGCGACGGGAGCCGCTTTGTCGCGCTTTTTGACGTCGGCCGCGCCGGCGTCTACGTCTCCGCCGACGGCCTCAACTGGGTGCAGACGTCGTTCGCCGAAGTACCGTTCGGCTGGCCGGAGTCGTACTGGCTGCTCACCTGGTGCGGTAGCCACTTTGTCGTCGCTAACGGCGGCAACGGCTACTGGATGAGCAGCCCGAATGGTTTCGCCTGGACGAAGCACGAAGGGCCGGAAGCGCTGGTCGGCGGAGATGGGGTAATGGCCCTCGTCTGGAGCGGCCGCTACCTGATCGCCCACACCGCCAACGGACACGTCCTGATCTCTCCGAATGGTTTTCAGGGGTCGTGGACGCTGGTTCATACCGCTGCACATGGGCAATACAACTGCGGTACGGCGATCGGCGCACGCACCGTCTGCCTGTCGAGCGCGGGCAACTGGGCGCTGATTTCCGACGACTACGGCGTCACCTGGAGCGAATCGGCGACCAGTGGTGACGCGGTATATGGCGGCTCCAATCTGTTGCGTACGGATAATCGTGTTTTCGTCGTTGCCACTTCCCCTGGGGCCTATGCCACCTCCCCAGATGGGATTATCTGGACGAGCCATGCAATTGGCTCAAGTGATGCCTATTATCTCGGCTCACTGGTCTATGGTGACGGGGTCCTCATTATTACCCCCTACGGTTCTCCACCTGGCCTGGTGCGCATTCAGCCGACGCTGATGACCAGTGCAGATACCGATTTGGCGACAATCGTCCGCAGTGAATGCCTGCAGTCGGGGTTACTGGAATTAACCGATCTGATCACTACCAGTTTAACTGATACGGTACATGGTTATCGTCTCGGCACCCGCGGCACCATCCGCGCTGCGCTCGAACCGCTGCAGTTGGCCTTTCCCTTCGACTGCGTACAGAGCGGCTATCAGATCGCTTTCCGCCGCCGACCGCAGGCCTCGGTCGGTGCCCTTTCCGCCGACGACCTCGACGCCCGCCCGGCGCACGCCGAGGCCGGCGTGCGCCTCAGCCAGACGCGCGAGATCGACAGCCAGCTGGCGCGCACGCTGACCGTCAATTTCCTCGACCGCGAGCGCGACTATGACGCCGGCGCGCAGGCTGCCGACCGCCTCAACTCGACCGCGGTCAACGAAACCACCGTCGAAATCGCGCTTTGTCTGTCACCTGCCGAGGCCGCCGGAATTGCCGAGAACTTGCTCTATCTGCAATGGAGCGAGCGCCTAGAATTTGCTTTCACGCTGCCGCCGTCGTACGCCGCGCTCGAAGCCGGCGACGTTGTCGACCTGCCGATCAGCGGCGATAGCGTCGCCGTCCGCCTGACCGAAATCGCCTACCAAGCCGACGGTCGCCTTGCCTGCAAGGGCAAACGCAACGCCGCCGCCCGCAGCCAGGCGGCGCTCGGCGTCTCCAGCCTGGTGTCGCCGCCGGCGACGCTCTATCCGATCGGCCCGACCTGGTACGAACTGCTCGACCTGCCGCGCCTCTCGGCCGCCCAGGACACGCCCGGCATGGCTGTCGCCGCCTATGGCAGCAACGCCGGCTGGAGTGGTGGAGTCCTTATGACCACTGTCGATGGTGGCGCCTCGTTCACCGAAGTGCTCGACCTTGGCCCACCCGGCGCCACCCTCGGCATTGCCCTGACCGCGGCCAGCGCCGTCGATGCGCGCCTGACCGACCACGCCAGCGTCCTGCAGGTCTCGCTCGTCGCCGGCGAACTCGAATCGGTCAGCCACGAACGGCTGCTCGCCGGCGCCAACCACTTCGCCTACGGCCAGCACGGCCGCTGGGAAATCCTTGGCGCACGCACCGTCACCGCCAACCTGGACGGCACCTTCAGCCTGCGCGACCTGCTGCGCGGACGCTTCGGCACCGAATGGGCGATGGATCACCCGAGTGGCGATACGCTCGTCCTGCTCGACACCGACGCCCTCGCCACCCTCCCCCTCGACGCCGCCGCCATCGGATCGCCGCGCGGCTACCGCGCCATCTCCTACGGCCTCGACCAGGACTCCGACAGCACGCGCAGCGTCAGCTACGCCGGCGTCGCCTTCCGCCCCTGGTCGCCGGCCTCGGTATCTGGCGACCGCGACCCGGCAACCGGCGACTGGACGCTCAACTGGGTCCGCCGCTCGCGTACAGACCCCGAATGGCGCGACAACATTGATTGCGCGCTCGGCGAGACCAGTGAAGCCTATGAAATCGACGTGTGGGACCCTTCCGGCGGCTACCTGACGATCGTTCGCACGATCCGCACGATGCACGCGACCGCCAACTACCCGGCCGCCGAGCAGACCGCCGACCACGGCGCCCCGCAAACCACCCTCTACCTGTCGATTTATCAGCTCTCCGCGCTCGTCGGCCGCGGCACCCCTCTGACCACCTCGATCACCAGGATCTGACCCATGTCCTCCTTCCCCAGCCCCCTCGACCTGCTATCCCCCGGCCAGTCCGGAAAGGAATACCGGGTCAATGCACTCCTCGACCCGGCGAGCCCGGCCCTCCTCTTTGGCCGCCGCGACAGCACCTGCAGCGGCCTGCAATGGGGCTATAACGGCGGCACTCTGCTGGTCGACGGCGCCCTCACGCCGATTGCCGCCGGCACCGTCACCCTCACCGCCAGCGCCACCAACTATTTGGAAGCCGATCGCAGTGGCGCGGTGAGCGTCAACACCACTGGCTACTCCGCCGGCGCCATCCCCCTTTACACCCTGGTCTGCGGCGCCGCCACGGTCACCAGCTACAGCGACGACCGTGTCTGGGTGCAACCCGATCACCTCACCAGCAAGGCCTCGATCACCGTCACCAGCGCCAACGTTACTCTCACCGCCGCCCAGGCACGCGCCCGCTACCTGACCATCACTGGCACCCTCACCGGCAATCGCAACGTCATCGTCCCCAACCACTGGGAAGGCCTCGTTTACTGCAACAACTCCGGCGCCTACACGACCACCCTCAAGACCGCCAGCGGCAGCGGCATCGTCGTCGGACAAGGCAAACGCGCACTCCTCTTCGCCGACGGCACCAACGTCGTGCGGATCACCGCCGATACCTAGACGCCGCTGCACTGATCGAACCGCTGCGACAAATATCGTGCGAATCTGCGACAAATATCGTGCGAATTTACACGATGGGGCGGGCAGATCCGGGAAGAGCCGCAACCATGCGGGTTTGAGCGGGATCGGCGGCGAAATCGGGCGGGGGTCGATTTGCAGCACGGCGAGCCCGAATCGCTCAATATTTGGGCAGATTCGCACGATATTTGTCGCAGCACGAGGTGGACGGTTTACGGAGGCGCACCGTTTGAGGAGGCAGTGTCCCGCCGAGTGGTGTA